GTATTTATCTTCGTAGTTCGGCCCTTTAACTAATACATTTTCAATGGCACTCGGGTTAAAATAAGGCCGATTTACTAAGTTACGTAACTGTTGGCGAGACATGCGGTGACGTTGAATAACGTACTCACAGTCTTCTATGCTTGTAGCGGAAGGATCAGGGTGGAAATCCCAAATAGATACATGCTCAATACGAGGGACTACTTTCTCGTCTGGCATGTACTCACGTTCACCACTTTCACCTTTTGACCACTTATGAACTCGCTTGTAAAAGTTAAAGGGTCCTTTTATGATGCCTGTACCAAGAAGTGACGACTCAAATATTGCGTTACGAAGAACATTTACTGCGTTCGTATCGAGGAGCTGATCGTGGATTTGTTTCTCCATCATCCGAGCCGCTTCACGTGCAGGAGATACCTGAGGTTCTCCGAACTTAGCAGGACCTTCAGATACAGGCATCCCTTCGTATTTACCGAAGTTAGTCGTTGCTTCAGTTGCACCCGGAGGAAGATCTCGCCCGTCTCCTGCGTATCCATAAGGATCTTGTACAGGTTGTTCAGCTTGATCGAGCGGATTTGTTAGGTGTGCAAACTCCGCAATTCCTTCAGGAACAGGTGTAGATTCGACAACAATCGGGAACTTCTTATTCGCAAATAAAATGTCCGCAATTTGCCCGTACGCCGCAAGAACCTTGGTTTTTGTGATCTTGATGAATACACGAGAACGCTCGGAGTCGCGATACTGAGTCGTTGAGTCGTAAATTCCACGGAAGTTTTTGTAGGCTTGAAGCCACCGTTCTTCGTGGTATCGACGGCCGTTTTCAGCATCTTCGAACTTAGAGCGGATGTGCCCAGCAAGACCAACCATTTGTTCGTCAGCGTTAGGTACTTCTACTTCACCGTCATCTGGCGGCTGTAAGAATCCGTTGTCGGACATAGTCTTTACCTAGTTACGATAAGATAGTATTAAGAGAGTGGGTATTCGTTCGCTTTTGCGAGGAAACTAGCGTCCACTGTAGTCTTTGTTTGCTTTTTAGGCATGCTCTCAATGAGAACGTCTGTCTTAGCGACGTTATCGAAATCTTTACCTTCACGGTAGAGGTTGTTCTCTCCGCAGTTGTAGTCGACTCCGTACTTGTCAGCATTCATGATGTCTTTCATGTTATTCTCCGTTGGTTAACGTGCTTTCACGTCTTCAGGGTTAATGCCCATTTGTAATAGTTGATTTTCATATGCTTGCACTTGTTGTGCATCAATTTCTTCTTGACTCTTTGGTTCTGCAAGACCTAAAGCTTCAGCTCCACCGCGTAAACCTTGACCAACAAGCTCTACCATACCTAATGGGCCTTCTTTCATGCCTATATCTTGAGTGACGTACTGTTCTGCTGTAGGGCCTGCATACCCAGCTTCTTCGAGGACTTTGAGTCTGTTTTCTGTATCGAGGTAGCCCATACCCGGAACACCTAACGCTCCGAGAGCTTTAGTTATCCCTTTCTTTCCGAAGTTAAATATGTCTCCGAGGTCTAAACCCCCACCTGTCTTTTCAACGACCTCATCAATGCGGTTGAGGGCATTCTGCTGGACTCGCTCGGCTTTTGTTGGAGCAACGTCCTGCATCCCGGCCGTTTTTTGCTGTTCTTCAAGTCGTTTTTGCTTAATTATCTCAGCTTCTAGTCCAGCTTGTTCAGCGGCACGTTTAGCTTCATTAGCTCCACGATTAGCCGTCTCAATACGTTCATTCTCAAGAGCTTTACGATATTTCGCACTCATCGGGACTTTTTCTGTCTCGAGCTTTTCCCGAATGCCTGCTTTAATCTCTTCTTTTTGCGTCTCGATATCTACGAAAGGAGTTACCGTGTTATCATCAAAAGGAATGCCGAGTTTTGCACTAAAACTATTGAAAGAATCCGCACCCGCTAATTTTGCTACCTTTTGCTCAAACTCGGTTAAGAATGTACCAATAGCTTCCGCTTCAGTGCTATCTACGGTTAAGTAGAATCGTGCACCGACTTTTGTAGCCCCTTTCGGAGGTGCGCTGTGACCGAGAAGAGTTTCAGCCGTAGCCAAGTCATCTGGGTAGTTTGCGCCGACGTAAGATACGAATAACCGACGTAAATCCGTCATACCTGTGGGTGCGCGACCTAAACGATTTATTTCAGCCTGCGGAAAAAACTTCGGGTTAAATACGTAGTCTTTTAAGGATTTTTGAATTTGTGCGTCTGTAATATCCGGGAAAATAAACGCTTCACCTGCATCTATTGCCGCTTGTGCTCGTCTCTGTAGAATAGAGGTCGCAATCGGCCCCATTTTACGAGGTTCGCCTAGCTGTTTACGTCCTTTAATTTTCGGTGTTTCAACAGTGCCTGTTTCTGCGTCAAAATATGGACGCGGCACTTCTAACTCAGACGCAGATTCAAAATCCGTAGCCATTTGTGAGAGTGCTTTACTTCGCATACCAAAAATTGACAGGTACACCGCATCACGAAGACTTTCGTCTGGAATACGTGCGATACCGTCAATGACAGCCTTAATTGTGCGGTCTGTAGGTGCTTTAGCGAACTTTAAGTCTGTTGTGCCGCCGACTTTGCCGAGTGCACCCTTTTTAAAGCTCTCAATTTGACGTTGAAGTGCTTTTAGCTGTGTACTGATGCCTGTTACTTTACCTGCTTCAGCTTCAGTAATTACTTGCTGGTAAGAGGCGTCTAGCCCTCCAGCTTTACTCGCAACGGCTTCAACTTGTTTTGCGAGACCTCCAGCAACAACCGGCTGGTCTGTATTCGGTTTTCCAAAACGAGACTCGAGTTCTTTTGCGATAGGCCCGAGACGTTCATCTTTTGCTACAGCGTCGGCAATATTAATGCCTTGAGCATACGTACGCGCTATAAAAGCTTCACGTATCGTTAAATCATCACCGGCTTTTACCCGCTCAAACAAGTCATCACGATCTGGTATTTCTCCAGAAAACAGGATATTATACAACTTCTCAAAGTTATCGAGGGTTTCTTGTTTTGGAGTTACCTTAGCCATTTAGTATCCAAATGTTGAATCTTGGGGTCGAAACGTGCTATTCTTGATATCGTTCAATGTTTTGTGGATGGAGGCATATCCAGATGTACGAGTCATTAGCATATAGCGTAGAGCATCATACGCATGGTCCTCTGCTTTGGTATCAACATCTTCAGAGTTTGTTTTCGACAGAGGAATTCCCGCCAATTGCTTTATTATATTTGTACACGTGTTGAAAAACTTAACCGTGGGCTCGCCGGTAAACTCGTTATCGCCTAATCGGCGGTGTATTTCCATTTTCCCAGCGATACGGTTACTATCGGAAGGTGTCCAACGACAACCCATACGTATCATTGTTTCAGCAATAGAAGGGCCGTACCCCGTCCTGTTCCAACACGACTTATCGAGCACAGCATAGTGGGGAGCATTATCAAACTCCTCCATTTCTAGTATTTTAGCGGCAAGTTGCTCTGCTGTAAAGTGTTTTACGTAAAGTTCTCTGTATACCCAGATATTGTTGTCCCAATCGATTGCACCCCAGAGTACGCACGAAGGGCTTGCGTAGCCGTAGTCACACGCACGTATTCTCGGCCAATTGGTTGGTAAATCGATAGGATCGACAACGTGCTTGAGCTTGTTGAATTCGGGGAAGGCACATCCTTCTGCAACGTCCCAGTCTCCATCCAACAGGCGTTTTCTCTCCACTTCTGGGAGGGATAGGAGCATCGCCTCGTACTGACCGTCCCGCATGAGGTAGGGGTTGTCGGTAAGGCGGGCGGGGATGAACTTTCTCCAGTACAGCGGCTTGCCTGCCTTAGCATGTCCCTCCGGGTATACGTATGGTTTTCCCGACTCCATGTCTGTTGGAACAAAAGGCTTACCGGGGTCTCCTTGGTCGATGTACATCTTTTTGACCCACCATCCTCCGACACCGCCGGGGTTGGCTGTACACCGCATCGATAAATTGGCGGCGAGTTCTGGATCGGTCGAACGTAGACGGGACCGGAGGTAGTCCCATACGTAGGAGGTGGGATACTGGGTAATTTCATCGATGGCGATCCAGTTGAATGCTTGACCTTGGTAGCGTGTTACGTCCTTGTCTTTATCGAGGTAGGAGAACCAAATGGTTGCCCCAGATGGGAAGACCCACGTTGACTTACTTTCGCGGAATACTGCACCGGGGAATGCCTTCGGGTACAATTGCTTGGATTTAGAGATTAACTCCGTGAGTTCATCGAGAGTACGCCGTAGTAAGAGGCCACGATGGTTAGAATTATGACAATAGCGGAGTGGGTCAGCAAGTAGAGCGAAACTCTTTCCGCCTCCAGCCGCACCGCCGTAGAGAACATCTTGCTCTGGAGCCGATAGAAAGTCCTCTTGAGGGCCTCCATTGGGCTGAAATACAACTTCTGATTCACCGATTAGGTCCTCAACGTGTTTCGGGAGTTTATTGACGTCTCCCATGTCTATGACGCGGGATTTTTCACCTTTTAGGGCTGTTTCGACCTTTTGAGCGGCTCGAATACGCTGATTTGCGCGTTGATTTTGCTTCGTGGCGGCCGCTTTCTTCTTCGCGGCCTCTTTTTTTGACCGATTTATGCTTGCCTGCGTCGCTCTACGCGCTTTTTCCGCAGTAGAGAGGTGGTAGCGGGCTTTCGGCGAATTCGGGTCTTTCTTTGGGCGACCTCGAGCACGTTTTGGGGCTTCTGTTTCTTCACTCAACGTGATCTACAACCATCTCTTTCTTCGGGGGGAGTAAAACCACGCCATGTACAGCTTGCACATTGACGTTGTGAGTCTCTTGTTTCCCCAAGCCGACACGATTGAGTAGACTTTCGGCCGCTTGGAGACGGATATTATCTCCCCTCTCAATTTCTGGGGAGTCAATCGTCGCCACAAGCTTATTTGCGGCCTTGATAGCTCCACCTGCAAGAATATTCCTCGCTCCATCGATGATTTCGTCGGCCAAAGACTCTTTGAGGTATCCGATGGAACCCTGCGAGTAACCCGCAACCTCACACGCTCGGGAGAAGTTTCCGCCGTTTTCGAAGAGTGCGGTGAGGAAAGATTGCTGTTTGTCGGAGAGTTCACGTTTTTTCTTCTGTTGGGGGAGGAGGTTCATAGGTTATCATCTATATGTGCACGAAAGTGTGGGAATTTAACGGTAATATCCGCATAAAAGTGTACTCGAAGGGTCTCTGGTCTCGGAACTTTGGTTCACATGGACTATAAAAGTTGGTTTCCCCTGCCATTTCGACCCCGGTACAAGATCATTATGGGGAGTGTTTGTTTAATTTGTCAACAAAAAATAAATTTTGCGTAGGGATTGACAAGGTGAAATCTAAACAGTACAATGGGATTGTAAGCCCGCGGGGGTAAATACATACACACTACCCCCAGCTTATCTCCCTCCGGATAGCCCCGGCAGTATCCCCTTGCTGTCGGGGCTTTTTTACGTCCCTACGTTGGGGCAAGCCGTCGGGGCCCCTTTGGGGCTTACTAAACACAAGCCGTCGTGTGAAACATTCCGTGAAACACTAACCTAAAACTAAAAAAATTACCGACAGATTGCTAGTACATATACCGGGGCCCCCAGTGGCCCTTGCCCTCCCCGATTCTGATTTTGGGGTTTCCTCTGATCCATAGGCTTTCTTGGTCGTGACACCGCGCCGCGCATATCTATAACGTTTCCTTTCCGAGTATTCATTGCGCCATCACGTGAAACTTTCCGAGAATCCTATTACCAGTTTTTCAAAAAGGTCTTTGTGTCGGGAGGGATATATAGCTCCCACTGGGCGCGTAAATATTAAGCGATTCCTTGCAAGTCAACGCTTTAGGTATTTTTCTAGGGGCGAAAAAAAGGGCCCATGATAGGGCCCAAAGGTCGAGGGAAAAGATTAGAGGCTAGTATCCTTTGTGCCGATCAATGCGAGAGAGTCCATGTTACTCAGCACACCGGCAAGGTTACGCGCAAACCGTACGCGATCCTCTGACACGTAAGTATCAATGTGTCCAGTCTCATCGTTGCGAGTAGACCATCCCACTACGTCAACCAAACGCTTGAGTTCGTTAAGTTGTGCGTCTGTAAAGTTTAAAGTTGTTTCAGTTTTCATGAGGTTTCCCCTTAGATTTTGAAGTTTGTATTTTCCCTGACCTCATCGGCCAGTGAGTACAAGGTAACTCTACCTTTCCGAGATTGCAAGTCAGCGAGACCGTGGTGCTTCACGATGTGCGTATATTGCGCGATTGTCTCGGGCTTCACTCCCATGATACCGGCGATATGTTCGCGTTCCATTGTGCCGTAGTGGGCAAGTATCGCGAGCATCCGGTAGTGAGTAGACCGAAGCGGCCGGTCTTCCTGCTTTGGTTTGATGTTGTCGACGGCGCGTACCAAGTCAACGGCCTGATCCTTGTTCGATACAGACTGGTCATAAAGACCATCAAGCTTTTCTACCAAATCCCCTAGAAGCTCCTGCACCTTCTCGACACGGTAGGTCGTGGCGTTTAGGTCGGTGCGTAGTGTTTCGAGGTCAGTCTTAAAGTCATTAAATGTTTTCATGGTTTCGATTCCTTAACCAAAGATCAAAGAGAGGATGACGATCACTAAAGTGATAACCGCCAGTTTATAAAGTGCCGTTATAAAATCGATCATGCGGCCTGTTCCAGTGCGAGCCAGTGTGGCGACTCGAGTACGTTTCGCACCTTGGCTTCGCGCTGTAACCGGACGCGGTGCGGATTGGATGATCCGCGAGAGGTCGAGAGTTCGGTTAATGTGCCGTCTTCGTTCTCGCGCTCCCATGTTTCGTCTACATGAGTTGCCCAGTGTGTGAGTGCGTTATATCCCGCCCACATACTAGACCCAAGCTCTCTCTGTTCCTCCTTGAATCGGTGGTTCAGGTAATCAAGCAAACGGCCGTTAACTCGTGCGGTTTTATCGGTCGAGAGTTGCGCGGCCTCTCCTCCCTTCTTGCACACTGTGTTCTCGAGAATCTCAACCCACTGGGACGGGTGCAGGTCGATGGTTTTCCATGCGTTCATCTGGTCGCGGTGTGAGTTGAACATACCAAGGCCCAGAGTGGATTTGGCGATCATCGCGGACACGCTGAGGTTAACAGTGTGCTTGCGTTTCTGGTGGTACGCCTTTTGTCCGCCGAACACGCAAGTGTTCCGGCAGTAATCACGATAGGCACCAGAGAACACTTGGAAAGCCCAAGACATATCGACAGAGTTGATGATGTCGGCGCGAGCGGTGATCCCTTGTCCCTTCCCGTCAATGTCAAACGTGAGGTCGTTGAAGTAAACAGCGCGAGTTGCGCGGCGGCCATCGTCGAAAATCCGGTCAACTACCGTGAGGTTTTCGTGCGGTAGGGAGGGATTATCGAGGATGCTCCGCGCCTGTTCTTGGAAAGCTAGGGAGTGATCGACTAGTTTGTAAGTTTTCGCGACTGGTGGCGATCCGATAAGCTCGCCGGTCTTACTGTTTTTGAGTGCGTAGTATCCCTCGATCAGTCTCCCTTCGCGGTCGTACATTGCTTCCTTTTGGACGCTCCCGAGTTCACGGAAGAAGTCAACGTCGAGCGGGTTGCTGTGCGTAAATTCAAGACCATCTTGGATACGCTGAGCGGTGCGCTCTGGTGTTGCGATTATCGCGTTCATGGCTAAAAGCCCTCTTGTTGATCCGGTCGGCCTGTCCGATCCGGTAGGTATGTTGTATGTCAAAATTAAACATACAGCAAGCTTTTTTTCTCCTAAAAACTCCCCTCTTTATACCGTGTGCGCGCGCGCGGGTGCGCGGGTGAGTGCGCGTGTACGCGCGCGAGGCATCATAGTTTGTGGACATTGTAAATTAACCACACAATACATATCACGGGTACGATAAACTCCATGTTGTCAGTTTTCCTTTTGGTGAACCAAGGTTGTCAGTTTTTGAGAACCAAGGTTGTCAGTTTTTCTTTAATGCGTCTTAAAGATAATGTTTTTATCGGGAGCGTCCCAACACAACGAACAGGTCGTACAGGCCGCCGTCTTGCCTTCCTGCTCCGGACACACAATACCCTCGTGGTTTAACTTCTCACTATTTGCGCTAAACCTTCCGCCGGTATCGCTCCACCGTACATGCCACCGCTCCGGAAACCCGTCACGCGCTAACTGTAACTGGTGGTAGATTTGCAGGTTATCCGATGGTGTGACGTGGGTATAACCCCACACATAAAGGTTTTTGTGTAGCACTAAAAGTTTGCGCCACATTTCCACATAACCGACACTGTAAAAGTCTCCCAATACATGGAGTCTAACCAGTACCTTCCGCCCCTTCTCTGCGGCCTTCCGACACTTTTCCTTAACTTCCCGAATCAATCGCCGCTCGAGTTCCTCCCCGTGTTCTAAGCGATGGGCAAACGGCATATTATTACCGTAACAATCATCCCAGTGTCCGCAAGACTGTGGGCAAGTCTCCCGCTCGGTCAGCGTCAGGGTATAGACTTCTGCGCCCTTTAGCTTACCTTTCTTTACGTACCGTCCCGCGCTTCCTATTTTCGCGCTCGATGGCTTCTTTAAGACGGAGTGCGAGTAGTCCTTCAAGCTTTGTTTGCTTTTCGGGAACTTTGTTGTTGTGCGTACTATGTTGACGTGTACTTGCATTGTTTATTTCTCCAGTATTGATCTTGTGTGGTCTTTCGTCGTTTGCTCGCCAATCCGCGAGTGCTTCAGGATGACAAATTGTTTTCGGTTTCATTGTTCCACCACCTTGACGCTATCATCCCAAATAATCTCATGACCTTGACTAACGGAGTTTCTCATCCAAATATCGTCGTAGTCTCCCGCCTCAACAAAGTTTCTCGCATCCTCTGCGTTGTCTGCTCTAATTTGCATAAACACTCTACCCGTAACAGTCTCAGTGAAATCAGCCTCCACAATAAAAGTTTTCATGCGTTCTCCTCCAGATAACGTCCCGTCATTTCTGTCGCACACTTTAAATGTGACATTGCATTATCTAACATCGTTGATTCAGTGTCGCCGGTATCGTTCAATATGTCACTCGCTTTTTGTAACAACTCGTTACACTCCTTTACTTGTTTATATACAAGAAACTCCACGCGGGTTTTATTCTCGTTACTTATCGTAGTTATTGCCATGCGGTGCGCTCCTTACTGGTATTGCTTCCTTCGCATCAAAGTAATGCAACCATGCCTCGAGAAAATCATCGTCAGTGTGTCCGCCGAGTGCTTTATCGACGTACATAATATCACACCACGGATACTCCTCTCCTAAACAATCCAACACTGCGTCCTTTGTTTCCGCAAACACATTGACCACAAAGTATCGCGCCGGTTCAAAGGGCGGGTTCTCAGTGTCTTGGTCGAGCAAGATACATGACCACCGATGTACCACCGGCATGTGATCGGCGTGTACAAAGTGTGGTTTGATGTTTCGATATTGTTCCGCAATCATTTTAGTAACCCTCCTCCACTAGTTCGGTAATTAGATTATGCCCCATATATTCTGCGGCGGCGTTGACTCTCTGCTGTAAATGTTCGATGCGCTGATCCTTCTGGGCAAAACGTTCCCCAATTTTCCCCGCTAACCATTCGTACGAATCCTTTGAGTTTCCGATATCACGAACACGCTCAAGCAATTCATTGTCTGTATAATATTCCATTTAATAAACTCCCGTGAATTCGCCGTCACCTTTATCAACGACAACAGTATCCTTTGTTTCAATCCAAACTTTAGCACCGCAAGATAACGGCTTGTCTGGAGAATATACAACACGGCAAGCACCGTGAATAGTTGCGCTGTATCCTTTCGTATTGCTCAAGCTCGTTTTTACGGTAACTACCGGCTTGAGGTCGTCAGGGTTTTTAGCATTGTGCTTTATGTTGTGTTGATTAATGTGGATGCGTTTAATTGTCATTGTCGTTCACCCTTGCGGAAACAATCCGCCCCTTCTTGTCGGTTTCTGCGTGACTAGCGTCCTCATCGATAACGCCGCTATAATCCCCTTCCTCAATTTGTGCAACAGCATTGCTCAAGCTTGATGCTTCAACCGTGTATTGCACAAGTATTGTTCTTTCTTGCGTAACAACAAACTCATGCGGCTCATTGTCGGCATAATAGTCTGCCATATATTTGCTTTGATATTCCACGGAAACTCCTCCCCGTCTTGTAGATGAAACACAACAGTATCGAACCTTTATTATGTGTTGTATTAGACCTTAGTCGTACGGAAATAAATGTTAAGTAATATTAGGTGGTCACTGCGTACTAAGTACGTTTAGGAGGGCGGTGTGTATGTACCCCGGCGGTGGGTGATCAGATCCTAGCACGGATTTAACATCGTGTAAAGGAATAGCTGTCAGTTTTTTTGAAGGGACTGTTGTCAGTTTTTTCTTTGACGTCATTGTCAGATTTGTGTAGAGTTGCGTTGTCAGATTTTCTGAGAGGTACATAATGAACGCACAACACACCGCCGAATCCCTCGGCTTACAACCCGGCGAGTCTCGCCGTATGAACTGCCCTGAGTGTGGGCACCATAACACTTTCTCTGCGACGAATAAGGATGGTGTCCTCATGTGGAACTGTTTCCACGTAGATTGTGCGGTGAAAGGGAGAGGTATTCTCCGCATCACCCGTAACAATGCACTCGATACCTTGAGTAAAACTACTCAACAGAGTCCCCGTGATATTCCCTTCGAGAAACCTAAGTCATGGTCCCGGACTATTCCAGAAATAGGGCGTCAGTATGTTGAGGACGTCAACACATCAGGAAGATATGACGATATTTACTACGATGTTGTACGTGATCGCCTCGTTTACCCGATTTATGATCACCTCGGCATACTTGTGGATGGAGTGGGGCGTACGATGATAGGGCAAAGACCCAAGTGGTACCGATACGGTAACTACCCCGGTGGCTTTCGCATCGGCACGTCTAATATTGCTGTCGTCGTCGAGGATGTTCCCTCTGCAATATCTATCAGCGAGTGGGTATCAGGATACGCATTGCTTGGCACAAGTCTACGTGAACGACACATACAGGAGTTATCCACGTACAGAAGAGTAGTCTTTGCCCTCGATAAAGACGCGACGGATAAGTCGTTGACAATGGTACGCGCCCTCAATAGTATCGTGCCCACAGGAATACTTATCTTGGATAAAGACTTAAAGACTCTCGGAGATGAAGAACGTGAACGAACAATCAGAACAGCAATCGCTTGAAGCGAAGATCATATCGTTCTGTCTACGGACGGAATGCTATGATCGTGTAAAGAACATCCTCGATAAGGATATGTTTGAGGGAGAATGGAGTCCTATATGGCAAGCTCTCGTCGATGCCCACTCCGAATACTCCTCAGACTTCACAGGAGCCGAGCTACAAGCTTATTTTGATTCAAAGCACCCCGCCCTACCAGACAGCACTCGCCTGAGGTATTGGGAGCACTTTGAGACTTTGCAAGATAATATCGGTACCAATGTTGATTTACAAGAGAGAGTGATACGCGACCTTTGGATGAGACATCGTGCACGGATCATCTCGGAATTATCCGTTAACATCTTCCTCGGTAAGGAGAATAACTTTGGAGAACTCAAGCGACTCATTGAGTCTACAGCGGAGGATTCGATTGGCGAAAAGACGACGTACACGGAGGTGGACATGGGGCTCGAGGAGCTTTTGGACTCCCTTACGATTGATCCCGATTTCCCTTTCGATTGGGAGCCACTCTCGAAACGTGTGTCGGGTTTGGATCGAGGACATTTTGGCATCGTCTTTGCGCGACCGGAAACGGGCAAGACTACTTTCATATCTTTTCTCACTCAGAAATACATCAAGCAAGGCTTTACCGTCGCGGTATGGGGCAATGAAGAGCCTGCTGTCAGAACTAAACTACGTATCATCCAGAGCTATTTTAAAGTTACCCGGAAGGAACTTAATGATGGGAGGCGAGAATATGCACAAACATGGAGTGACGAGGTCAACGACCGTCTACATGTTCTTGACTGTGTTGGGACGACCATTCAGGAAGTGGATGACTGGTGCAAGATTAACAAACCGGACATCATATTCATTGACCAGTTAGATAAGGTGAAGATTGCGGGTAAGTACAACCGCGGTGATGAGAAACTCAAGGAGATCTATCTCCAAGCTAGAGAAATTGCGAAACGCAATAAGTGCCTTGTGTGGGGTGTATCCCAAGCGAGTGCTGAAGCGGAGGGCCTGCTCGATGTCGAGTACCAATACTTGGATAACTCAAAGACAGGCAAGGCAGGGGAGGCTGACTTAATTATAGGCATAGGGAGGCGGGGAGACCGCTCTCCAGAGAATACACAACGTTCTGTGTTCGTATCAAAGAACAAGCAGAACGGGTGGCACGGGAAGGTGATGGCTGAGATCGACATGTATCGTGGAGTCTATGAGAAACAGAATGCAGTCGTCGTCGTACCCGAAGAGTATCGAGAAGAAATTGTCATTCCTACAGAAGGAGATTTCGAT